TATTTTACACATTTTTTTAAATATTTATATGGTTTATATAGACGTTTTAAAAAATAGCACCAGTTTGTCTTAATCCTGCTCCTCTTCTGATTACTGAAGGGAATGCTGTTAATCCAACATCAATAGTTTTTCCGGTAACCCCAATAGATATTGGAGAACTTGATCTGGTAATACTTTGCAATCTACCCCAAGAGAATCTTCCAAGATATTCACCAGTTGTTGCAATACCTACAATATTTGAACCAGAATCTACTGTACAAGTTATTATACCTGTAGGACCATTTTTAGTGATCTCATTAATATAGTAGATATTATCTAAGAAATTAGTTCCAATACCAATAATAGAATTGTCATCACCATCAACTGTAGTAACTCCAGATCCAACATTTGTGTTATAAACTAGGATTGCATATCCTGGTTCCAATTGATCAATATTAACAGAATTATTATTTTCATCTTTATCCCTTTCAATATCAAATTTCAGTGCAAGTTGTCCAGAAGAAGTTGTAGTTCCTATTCCAATAATATTTCCATTAAATCCTTTAATATTTTCAATTATTCCAGTATTTTCAATACTAGGATCTATTGTTTCTACGATTGCACGAGGTGCTAATGTATAACCAAATCCAGGATTTGTTATGGTTACTGAAGATAAAGTTCCACCAATTGAAATAGTTCCTGTAGCAGAAGCTGTTGTTCCTATTCCAGTTCCAACCTTTATAGGATTCATAAATTTAATATCAACCGTAGAGGATGGTAAATAACCACTTCCAGGATTTGTAATTGTAATTGCTGAAATAGTTCCACCAGTGCCAATATTTGTAGTAATATCTGCGGATACAAAATTATTGTCTTCTGCAATTAGACCTTTAAATTGATATGGTGCTCCGTCAATATCATCAGAACCAAAGAATTCTACATTATCCACAGAAATAAAGTTGTCACTAGCCGAAACATTTTTTATAATTTTAGTGGTTGGATAAATCTGGGATAGAATAGACTTCCTTGTTTTAAATACTTGTTGTCCATTTACAACTCTATCAGTTTTTTGTTTTGTCCATGACAATGGTTTAAGATCAATTTCATTTATACCTTGATCTACATATGGATTTGTTTCAAAAGTATCTGATCTTGAAAGGTCAAAAACAACTCTTTCATCTTGAGTTATTGTTTTAGGAATACTATTATTCTTACGTACCTGAATAGTATCACCAACCTCTATAGATGGAATAATATCAGTAACTAAATTATCATCAATTCCTTTAGTTCCTCTATAGAAGTAAATATCAATACTATCTTCTATTTTAGGAGGTTCTGTAAAGAGGAAAGATGTTCCGCCTTCAAAAGTATAAGCAGATCCGGGATCTTGAATAATTCCATTAACAACGATAAGTAGTAAGTTCTTAAGATCTGGTTCTGGAATATCATCACTTCCCGATTCAAAACTAATCAAATCGCCCTGATAGAATAATGGAAATCTTCTTCTATTTCCATCTTGATAATTTTTAACAGAGTCAATGTAATCAAATTCTCCATATTGGAAAACTGCAAAATTATCACTATAAGTATCTAACACTGTTAGTTCAAATTGTGTTATAGCAGAAGATAATCTATAGTCTGTTACTAATCCTACAGGAGTAAATACATCACCTTTCTTAAATGCATATCCATTGTTTACTATTTTGAAATTTTTGACCTCGAAGTAAGTTGATCCTATTCCTGTTGTAGAACTAGTACCAACATCTATTGTAACTTTAAAACCAACTCCAGTATCTGTAGTTTCTCCTAAACCGACTCTAGAAACTCCAGTAACAGAAAGATTTTCATAAGATGGTTCGGATACAAATACTTGTGGATTTATATAACCAGTTCCACCAGAACCAACAGTAAAAGAAAGTGATCCTCCAGCACCTACTATAGCATTGATGGAAGCAACATCCCCAGCATGATTATCTTCAAATATAGAGACTCCAATAGAGACTATAGATTCGTTATATCCAGACCCGTTAAAATCTGTTGTCCCTATACCTACAGAAACTATACTTCCCCCAGCACCAACTACTGCAGTAACTGAAGCACCTACTAATGGTGCATATCCAAGTCCTCCAGAAGATCCTAAAGAGACAATTATACCTCCTCTCGGAAGTTGATTTTGATTTACATCAAATTCTGAAATAAATACACTATCAGGATCTCCTAAATCACTTCTAATTCCTGTGAATGAAATACTAGTTATTCCAGACACTGAGTCCTCTAAAATATTATAGTTTCCTACAGGATTATTATCTGTTACTGGTGATTGATAAATTCCGTTTAATATTACAAAACCATTTCCACCAGATGTTCCAATTCCAATTGTATTTGCTCCACCAACGGTCAAAGTGTAAGTTCTGCCAATTCCAGTAAAGGTGGGTCCAAGATTATCAAAAATTCTATTTGTAGAGTAATCTGCTCTCAAATACGTTCTCCCTGAAAATTCTGAAGATTCATATTCTAAATTAGATTTATTTCTAGTTAAGATTGCATTTCCTCTAGGTGGTTCAGTAAAATTAATTTTACCATCCAAAATATTAAATGTTCCTTGAAAAACTTCCACGGAAGAAGAATCTGAATGACTTGTAGACAATGATCCTACAGATCCTCTTTGAACATTGACTAAATTTACATTACCAAAACCAGATATTGGACCAAAGGTAGTAGTTCCAAATCCAACATTGGTAACTAGCATAAATTCATCATTAACCTTCAATAAATCTAGAGGATTTATTGAAGATATCCCACTTAATGATATGAAAGAGGATGCTGCAGAAACCGAACCACCATTTCCCTCAGTAGTTTTAGTAACCAATGTTGATACTAAAGGATATTGTACTAAATCATTCAATGTGATTAGAACTTTTTCATTTGATTTGAACATTTCAAATTGGTGGGCATTTCCTGATCCTAAATCTGTAAATGTTACTGCAGTTCCTGCTCTGGTTGTAGAAATCTGGAAAGTATTTTCATTCTTATTAATCACGAAAACAGAAGATGGTAGTAAATCTTCTAATGTACCATTTTTATAAGTCAAATTAGTAGGTGAAATTCCAGCAAAAGTTGATTTTGCAGTATAAATTAATTCTTCATTTTCGTTAAAATAATTTTTCGGAAGTGTAAATTTGCCTGTAGAAGCATCAAGTTGATTTGTATTTTCTGGATTAAATGTTCTTGCAAAAATAGGAATTCCATCCTTCGTTAGAACGAAACTCTTAGAATTAAATCTATCACCATTGATAGAATTATATGCTGCAACTTTATGCTCATCTAAAGCAGATCCGTAACTTAAAGGTTCTGGTTGGTTTATAAAGTCCACCTCGGTATAGAAACATTGAGTAAAAGCAACTATACTTATATCTAAATTTTCATTTAGATTTTCATCTGGATAGAATATGAGATCAAAATTAGTAGAACCAAAATAACTTCCACCAAAAGTTCCAATTCCAGTAATGTAATTATCCTCAGTAATGTATGGAGAATGTTGAATAAAAATATTATTTTGATCTTGTAATAATAAAACTTTGTGAAGAGATTTATTTGATCCTATTCCAACTTCAATGTAAGATTTGATAGTATCAAAATTAAACTTATTAAGTGATACTATAGTTTTTGCGGTTCCAGCATTAGTTTCTTCAAAATCTGATCTATAAATAACCGTTCTCTCAGTTGTTGCTGGTTGATTTTCTGCTAAGTATATGTAAGTATCTTCACCTCTACCTGTTGTCCCAAATCCAACAATTCTTGATTTTATAATAAGATTATTTGGAGAATAGTTTTCAAAATCTAAACTAAATTGTCCAGAATTAATATCTGCCACAAAAGATCCTATTCCTAGAAAACTATCCGAATTAAAATTACTATCACTATCAACAAAATATTCTGCAATATTAGTGGATTCCCCATCGTGAGTAATATAAAGTTCTACAAGATTTGAAATATTATTTAATCCATCAATTATGTTTGCCGTCACAAAAATCGATGATAAAGAACTAGTGTCAAATCCTACTATATTCAATGTGCTTCCTGTAGAAACTGTATTGTTAAATGAGATTAAATCAACAAATCCTACAGATTCTGTTGATATTCCTGTAAAATTAGTGAATGATTTTTTAATAAATTTAATATTATAATCAACATTAAAAGGATCTGTAGGAGTAAATCTAATAAATGTATCTCCAAATAAATCAGTTTCAATCGAAAAATCTCCATATTGTTCATTTTCAGTGTGATAATTTTCTAATCCCGAATTTGTAAGAGTTTCTTTTTCTAGAACTGCAAAATTATTATTTCCTGGATCACTAAGTATTGTCATATCAGTAAACTGAATCTGATTTTTTGATTCTTCGGAAACTACTTTGATTAAGAAGTTTTGGTAAATTGAAGAATCATTTACCTTTTCATTTTCAATAGAAACAAATAAATCTGGATCAAATTCAGAATCTGAAAAATCTTCTGAAATATCATCAATTTTTAATACATTATTTGAAATTGCTTCACTAAAATCACTAAGTTTTTTTGATTTTAATTTTAAAAATCTAGATTTTTCATCAAAAATATCAGAATCCTGAACTAAATCGAAATTATTAATAGTATCAACCCTATTTTCATTTAAAATATCTACAACTATATCAGTAACATTTGAGGTTGTTGTAATTCCTGCTTCAGAATCAGCAATTAACTCTGTATGTGCAAAGTTTTTAGTTCCTATGGTATGTACAATATTGTTAATAGCAGTTTTTTGATCATTCCAAGTTACTTGACTCTTGATGGCATAAGAAAGATTTTGATAATAATCATTATCAGAAAGAACTTGGTAATCTTCATTTAAGAATCCTGACCTAGTAAACCAACCTTCATCAACTCTATTAGTTGCAGAAATTGTATAACTTCCATCAAAAAGTTGAATATCCTTAATAGTTGCTACATTACCACTTACTTTTCCTGTTATTTTATCATTAGATTTAATTACATCAGATCCAAATACTTTTATAATATTACTACTTTCATAATCAAATATTTCTAAATTTGATTCTTCATCATTCAACAAAAGATTTTCTCCAATTTGAAAATCAGATGCTCTAGTTTTAACTAAAAATGAAGGATAATTCTTTTTATTGATTAAAACACCTGAAGAATCTTGAATAATTTTTGCTATTCCAGGATTAGATGATAAAGATTTTATTGTTACTATGTCTGATCCGGAAGGATCCGCAGCTAAACCATAATTTGTAACGGTAAAGAATTTATACCCATAATCTTTAGAATTAAAACCATCTCCAGACGATTCTTGTTTCTGAATTCCTTCAATAAAAACCTCATCATCTTCTGCGAAAGGTAATTCTCCAAATCCACCAAAAGGTGTCGTAATTGTACAATCAAAAGTTTGTGTATTCGAATCATAACTTACTTTTTGAACACTAACACCATTTGTGTTATTTACCGTAAAAACTTCTGCTCCAAAGTCTGATATTCCTTTTACCGGAACTTCCGTGTCAATTCTAGATATTGAAGATCCGGAAATAACTGCTCTTAATAATCCATTAGTAATTTCTTTTCTATCATCTTTATTAATTGTAACTAAATCTGGTGCATTAATAAAGTTAGATCCTCCATTAGTAACACTAATAAAATCTACTACATTAGATCCTATTAAAGAAACTATAGGAGAAATTAATGCCATAGGTTTTAGAGTTTTATCTGAAGAGTATTCGTAATTAGTATCGATTACTCTAGATGATAATACATTGCCAATACTAGAAGATTCTGGTAAGAGTGAAAAACCATTACCTTCTTCCGAATCTATTTCTTTGAAAATAGGGAGTTTATTATAATTTGATCCCTTTGATATTATTTTAACTTGATTGACCGGACCTTTTGCATTTTTTGATGTGGTAGTATATTCTAACCTGTCACATTCAGAACTATTATAACTTAACCTTTCGGGTTTATTTCGGAGATTTATAATGAAGGAAGATGATTCTGTAGATCCAATTCCAAATACACTGTAACTTTTATTATAAGAACTATCAGAATATAAGATCTCAGAATAGTTTTCTATGGTAGTATCAGAAGTACTAATATATCCAGATTTTTCAAGTGAGTAATAAATTTTTTGGGGTAAATCTGAATTATAATTAATAGTAAATTCTGCACCTAAACTTCCTGGAGTTCCAGATTCTGATATTACAAATGAATTCGTAGATCCTGTAGAAACAAAATCACTTAAAAATTCTTTATCATAAAAAACTTTAAATTTATATCCAGATAAAGTATTATCTGATAAATCAAATACTAAGTTATTATTTTTTACAACTTTAATTTGTGGATTGATTAACGATATTTTTTGGTTGGAATTGCCTGAGGAAGTAATATCAATTTCTTTTGGCGGATTATTATAGACATCAACTATAGTCTCACATAATTTAATTGTATTACTATCTTTTACATACACAAAATACGAAGTGTTATTAATAGGAACATTTGGTGAAATGTATGAAGGATTTTCATATATTACTTTGTCACCGGTTTTAAATATATGATTAGAAATCGTAATTTCATTCAATGAGGTATTAATACTAGATGTGCTTATCTTAATAGGTTCAATAATTATGTTTTCAATGTAATCATTATATAAAACATTTACTTTAGTCGAAGTTCCAATACCAACAGAGAGAGATGGATTTATGTTTAAATTAATAATATCTCCACTTTTTAATCCATGATATGTTGATATTGATACAGTAGATTTATTTTTTGTAACTTTTGCCGTTTTTTCATCAAAAACACTTTCAATTAAATATTCCGCAGAATCATCACCAACAGTTGAAAAATAAACTTCTGTTGAAGATAAAGAAGTTTTAAGACCAATAGTATCTTTAGACTTGTTTACTATGTAAAGATCGGGAGGTAAATTGAAATTTCCACTCGTAGGAGTGTTCCTTACTTGAATGTTATCATTAATTCCTCTTTCAAAATTTACTTTTTGATTATTTTTGAAAGGATGATTTTCTAAGAAAATTGATTGTGCCGGGACACTCAATTTTATTAACTCTTCTCCAAGATTGAATTGAATATCAGTAGATTTTCCTGGTATTGTACCAAGACCTACAGATTCTCTAGGATTAAAATAAACTTTAACATTTTTATTTGAGTCGAAATATGGAATAGATTTTTCAATATCAAAAACATAATTTTCAAATGTAACAGCAGTTCCTACTGTATGAACTATTCCTACATTTGAAATTTCTCTTTTTACTCTAAGTATATTCTTTTTAGGGTATAAATTTAGTATAGAAAGAGTTTCACCTCCAATGTTTATATTAGATCCAGAAGATACATTATTTGGAATATTTGTAACGTAAATATCAGTATAAACCCCACCTATAGTTTCAGTTATTTCTGTCGTAATGGCAACATTTGGAATTTCTTTGACCGAAATCGAAGAGAATCCATTTAATTCAGATAATCTAGAAGTTGCAAATCCGGAAACATTTACAAAATCCCCATTCTTAAATGTATTTGGTGATGGTGTATGAACTCTAATTTTATTGGAGTTCCATACAAAAACGGCATCTTCAAAAATTTCTGAGGATGTTGTTATATCAGAAATTTCTTTTCCTTTAATCGAAGATACTTCAGATTGAATATCACCACCAAGAGTTTGATTTTCAAATTTTAATTTATCTCCAATTTTATAATTTTCGCCCGGATTTACGACATTAATTTTATCAATATTTCCCTTAGAAATAGAAGTTATTCTCACTTCTTGATTGGAGATTTCTCTAGATTCTGTTACAAAATCATATCCAGAAAATCTCTCAGTTATCTTATATGGGAAAGTATTTCTAATTAAATTATATTTTGTAAATTCAAATGATTGATCTAAGAATTTATTTTCAGATATTAACTTTGTTCTAAAAGAGTTTCCTACAAAATATGGGAATTCTGGATTTCCTGTAATTGAATTTATTGAAGCATGATATGCATAAACACCATTTGGAAATTCCTTTGTTTTTTCAAATCTTCCATTATGTTCATCTAGATCTCCAGAATTATCAAAACAATAATCTTCAACAAAAAATCCATCAGAAAATTCGGAAGGTCTATCAATAACTTTTGAAGTGTCTAGAGTATATCCAGAAACTAATGTTTTTGTAATAGAACTTTCATCTTTCGGATCTGATAATCCATATGGACCATATATTGGATTTCCATCATAAGCCCATCCAATAATACTAGAACTTGTAGAAGACTCTTCTCCAAAGGAGTCTCTTAAACTATCTGAGTATCCATTAAACGTAAACTGAAGACCTTGATTTTTATTTTTTAATTCATAATATAGACCGGATCTTTTTTGTATAGAATTTACAGTTAAAGATCTAATTTTTCCTTCATATATAGCATTAAAACCTCTAGGTCTTATAATAACCTTACTATTGAATGAATAATCTACACCTTTATTAATTATAGTGACTGAAGATATTCTACCTTCGGAAATATTTGCTTTTAACTTAGCACCATATCCTTTTCCCGTAGGATCAAATAGTTCTAAATCTGGTTCTGAAAAATATTCAAAACCCCCGTATTCAATGCTGACAGACAATAAAAATCCCGAAAAAATATTTGGTTTGATACTTGCTTCTCTTCCATTTTGTAAAGATATTTTTGGGGTTCTTTCAAAGTTTAGTGTTTTTGATCCAAATCCAAGACCTTTGTTATAAACATAAATTTGTTCTATAGATCCTTTAATAGTTGGTGAAACTTGTATAGATTTTGCAGTTGAAACTGTAGATCCTACTGGCGATAAGTTTACAGATATTTTGACATCCGGATATTTAAATTTTTGGTATCCAGATCCTGTAGATGACAATTTGACAATATTCCTTCTTTCAAAATTAGATGATATCGTATTTCCTATACCAGCATCACATAATTGGAAAGAATCTTTATCATTTGCCACAATATAATATCTGTTTGATGTAGAAAGACCAGATATAGTAGACTCTCCAGAATCAACAAAATATTCAATAACTTCTCCAGTAGAAAAACCATGATCTTCGAATTTAATTATATTTTTTGTAGTAGATATTCCGGAAGTTTTTACATACAATTGTCTGTTTGTAAATGATCCCCCATCAATAACTCTAACTTCAGTGAGAGTGTCTTTAAAGTCTGCAGTTTTAAATTTTTGAATTCCCGTAAAAATAGTTCCGCCAAATTCAATGGGATTTGTACCATTTATCGATTCTTCAAAGGTTTCGTATAATTGAATTGTTGTGCTATTGTCTACAGATATGAAATAAGAACTATTGTTTGTAAGAGTAGATGATCCCAATCCTATACTGACGTTATTATTTCCATTATTAAAATAAATTACCTCTTGACCATCAAAGAAATTATGGTCTTCTAAGAATGATAACTGATTGGTGGACGTGGAGATACCACCACCTTGTGTAGTTCTCCTTGCATCAAATAAAACTTCTCTTCTTCTTTTTACTAATATTGGTTCTAATACTCCACCTTTTGAATTTCCACCTTCGATATCAATGCTTGTAATTTGCTCAATATCAAATTCTTGAGGGATTACATTAATATCTGTTATTGTACCTGTAATAACTGGTATTGCTAAAGCATCTTCAGATCCACCTTGTACCTTTAGTTTGGGTAAATTAATAACATCGTAATCCTTTCCACCATTTAAAAGTCTAATTTGTTCTAGAGGACCATAATATATTTTATCTTCTGATTTATAATTTGCTATTTCTACACCATTTATGAGCATTCCTACAGGAAAATTTGGAATAGTATTTGAAGACGTTTCAGTTTCTATATTCGAAGAAATTGGAAATTTTCTAAGAATCTTTGAACCGGATATTTTCTTATTACTTTGAGAAAATAATGTAAAAGTGTGAGAACCTGAAATTTTTTCTGTATTAAATTCTGGATACTGGTCTGAATAAAACTTGACAGCAAATTTATTATCGTCTAATGTACCTATAGATTCAAATAATTTTATAGAATTAGTGCCAACTACCTTTATATAATATTCATTATTATTTAAATTGAATAATCTTTCATCAGAAGGTTTATAAAATACTCTATCACCAGTTATAAATTCAACTTTATCTTCGAAAGATATTGTAGTGTAAGCATCAGTATCTAGATCTCTATCTTCTATAAGTCCTGAATTAGAAGAAATAAAATTTTCAGTCAGTTTAGGTTTTAAGTTATATAAAAAATTTGTGGATATTCCCGTGGATCTGCTTGAAGGTAAAGAATTGGAAGCAACATATGCAAATTTATCATCTTCAATATATAAATTTTGAATATCAGTTATTTCAGAATTATTTCCATTTATAAAACTGATAGTATTACTGTATGCTTTATTGACTTTTCTTCTTAACTTATAAAGACCAGTTCCAGTAAAAGTGCTTCCTGATAAGAATATTTCTTTTGATCCCGCAGAAATATCTTGACCCACAAAAGGAATATCTGATGTTGGGGTTGGATATACAACTATATTTGTACTCCTATCTACAATTTCTACTAAATCGTTTTTCTTTAATTGACATTTATCGACGAAATTTTTTAGAACTACATTAGGTCCTTCTATTGATTCAATATCAATAGAAGGACTTGAATTATAAATCCAAGAATTTGCAAAAATTTGCTTATAATTATTATTTTCTCGGTTTAAAATATTATCACCAATACTTTTCACTGATATTTTTTGATTTTCAGATATAACAACATTATCAGAACCTTGATTGAATTCTGAAATGACTCCAGTCAGTCTAAAATCAATTCTCTTTGAAGTATCTCCATTTTCAAAAGCAAAGTAAGTATCATCAGAATAAATGTTATCCGTAGAAGAAATTTTGCTTTCTATACCAGAACAACCAAAAAACTGATTAATACTCTTGTTGGTATAGGTTATTGTATTAGATCCGGAGTAAATAGTTCCAGATTCTGGAAATCCGATAGTAGAGTCTACACTAATTACAGAATTACCTACACCTACATCCTCTAATGATTTTGTATTTGAGGTTATATCGAAAGTTTCTTTTGCTGTAAGTCCATTATTTGAACCAACATAAAGAGATGCTTTATAATATAATTTTTGTCCTCTAGTAAAAGGATTTATAGAAGAAATTGCTGCAGAAATAAAAGGATTATTATTTTTGAATAATGATTGACCTTTTATATTTACAGGATTTCCATCAGATATTGGTTCTAAAATTGCAACATCGGATTGAATATAATTTGCGTTTGAAGATTTTAAAAGATAATCTTCTAGATTGATAATAGATGGATTTTCCCCAAAAAGTACATTGAATAAAATTCTAAAAGATTCGTCAGTTCCTTTTGACGAATAAAGAGATTTTATTTCCTTAATAAAATTACCTACATCAATTCTATCATCAAACTTTCTACCTTCAAATCCAGGTGCAAAAGTAAATTTAAACTTTTTAAAAAATTCCTTTAAAAATAAAGAACTTAAATTTGTTACTTTAGAATCTTCACTATGAGATGATTTACTAGATTCTTCAAATACTAATTCTTCTATATTCAGATCATCATGATAATCTGTTATTCCACTAAATCCACGTATACATCCTATAAAACTATTGGTTGTAATTCCAGTGTATGTGATAATTTCATCATCAATTTTGAGGAGTCCATATTTCGTTGGAAATCCTTTAGTACTTGATACATTAATAGTATCATCATCTCCTCCAATAGAAGATTCTAAAGTTACATTATCAACAATGACTTCTGGTTTTAAATTATCTAATTTTAAATATTGATCTAAATTTTCAACAATATCTGTCGGTCCACCTTCATATTCTTGAGATATGTAATATTGTTTTAGAAAATCAAGAGTTTTTGGACTTTCATCCAAAATAAATTCTGGAAGTTGATTTGAAATTACATCTTGAATCTTTACTCTAGATTCAAATCCAGTACGTATCATATTACTCTCTGATTAATTTTCCGTTTGAATAACTTGATGTATAGGAACTTCTTCTAAACACTGTTCCTGATATTTCTTCACCTGAAGAAATAACATCTTTTAACATATTTATTTCGATATTGGAAACGTCTAATTTCAGGAAAATATCACGCAACCCAATAACATCATTAGATTCTGGTATGGCTTGAACTTCTATAATATTATTTGGTTTTTCTGTGGAAGTAATGTTTATAGTTCCAATATTAATTTCACCCTTAACATAATCTATTGTTCCTGAAGATTTAGAAATAACTTTAATCTTTCCATTTGATAAATTTTTCACAACAGAAATTAATCCAGTCTTTTTATCCGGATTTGGAATATCAGTTAAATATACAGTTCCACTTTCACCAGCAACAGTAAATCCTGTTGATTTAATATTAAATCCAGTATCATTCACATGGAATTGATTTCCAAAACAAAGTTCATATTGTGTAAATTGATTAATAAGAGTATTCAAATTTCTTCTCATCTTTACTCTAGTAATATTAGATGTGATAGCAGTATCTGTGTTATCGATTGCTCTTAGAACTTTACTGTACTTAAACCTTCCTCCAAACTTGTTCAAATCTAAAGACTTTGCATAACTATTAAGAGTATTTGATATTTTAGTCTTTAGGGTCTGTGGAGTAGATATTTTTGAGTCATCATAATAAACAAAAGAATCTAACTCTACATATAAAACTTTCAAGTCGATAATACTTTGCTTAATTCCAGAAACAGAATAATTTTTGAGTTGTGAAAGTATTCTATTCTTATTAAATTCACTAATTAATTCACCATTTGTTGGTTTGATTGATATTTGAACTGTACCAAATACTGGAGGATCTAGCTCTTCTCCTCCAACAATTGAAACTGATTCTGTATCTGGATAAATTTCTTTAATTATTGCTTCATAATCTCTACCAGTTACTGCTCTATTCTGTGCAGAATATATTTTTGGAGCAAAGTATCTGATAGAATCAATATTTTCAATGTCGGAACCATTTTGAGCAGGAGATATTGTAATTACATTAAATGGTTCTGGATTTATTGGATTATCATTAATGTCATTTATTCTACCTGCGAATGAGAAGAATGATGCTCCGTTTCCTTCCTCACCATCAGTTATTAAATAGTCAACTGTAATAATGTCGCCATTTTGTGGTTTTTTTCCAATTAATCCATCTCCAAATAACAATTCATATTTTTCATCTTGTATTTCTTGAATTAAAAATACAGTGGACTCATTATTTACATTTACAATATTATCAACTAATTTATATTCTACATTATTAACATAAACTTTTATCGATGCAGTATCGATAAAAGAATTGTCTAAGATAAATTTTTGGTTTAATGATCCATCATAAACAAATCTCTTACTTAAAAATGATCCCTGAAAAACTTCAATATTATTAAAATCTGCTCTTACGGCATTGATAGTATTAGATTGTCCATCTATAAAACTTGCTTCTTCGGTATTAACTGTAATATCTTCTACAATTGAAAACATGTAGTCTGTGTTTTCAATATTCCCTTTACACACTAGACCTTTTTTTAGTGTAAGATTTTGTGTATTCGTTCCTATTGCTGTAACTGAAAATGATATTGTAGATTTTGAAGAGTTCCTAGATCTTGGAACATACCCAATATTTCTTGCTAAAGAAACGACATTCTCTCTAAGAGTCGCAGAATCTAAGAAAGACTCATTTACAACCATATTAGAGTTGAATGCCGTTATATAGGTATTATATGCTAACGTGTCAATCAATATCGAAAAATTAGAACCCTCAAAGTCAATACCCGTGAAATCTGAATTTGCACGTAGATAATCTTTGATAGAAGTTTTTATTTGATCAAAATCTAAATTTGTATATTTTGTAAAAGGCATTTTATCTGGTTGCCTCTAAGAGGAATGAATATTCTTGTGTAGGAAACTCTTGACCAATAATATCAAATATTACAGTAACATCAAATGCATTAAGATCCGGTCTTGGTAGGACCTCGACTTGTAAATTATCAACCCTTGGTTCAAAATTATTGATGGATATTTGAATTTGATCACTAACTACCGAGGCTGTGCCAAAATCAACAAACTCAAATAAACTTCCTCTTACGTCAGAACCAAATATCGAATTGAAAAATTTTTCAGTGGGTATTGTTTGAACAATATTTCTCACGGATCTACGAATTGCTGCCTCATTTTTGAGAACAGGTATATCATTAGTAATTGGGTGAGGATTAAAAGATAAACTAATATCTTTAAATGTCCGTGATATCCTCTGAATTGCCATTGTTAAAGAGTTTTCTTAATTTTATTTATACTTTATTCCTGGAGATTCTTTTGTCCTTTTTTCAAATCATCGTGCATAATTTCTTGAAGCACTCTTTCTTCTGGATCATTCGTTTTTTTAGGTAATGACCAGTAATCTGTGGTCAAACTTGTTGTTCCCCATACTTCTTTCATGTAACTTGTACTTCTGTCAACTGGTGAATTACCCATTTTGCTCCTGATTAGTAAAATCAGAACTTTTTGAGGGGTTACTATCCCTATTTTTATTTATTTTTCACCATCTTTGGGTGAATTTTCACGTTCCTGTGCTGTCTTCCAGAAATATTCGTCCTCACGTCCCATTCCAAGTCGTTCAAATCCATTCTCAACTTGATAATATTGAGTCGAAACCTTAAAATCTGGCATTTTTGGTTCGACAGGTGTCAAACTATTGTCAAAAATACGTAATCTATTGTTTGGATATAGTGCATACTGTCCATTCTCAAGTTCAATCAGGTTATGAGACTTATGTTCGGCAGGATTCTCACTAGTAGCCCAATCAACATAGTCTGGATCATGATGATAGTTATCAATAGTACAGACATATGTGCCTTTTACATTACCATAGTCCCGTGTATAACATTCAAAGTCCATTGAACCAATGAATTTCTTATCTACCGAGACAACCCCGTAGTCCATACAATTCCAAAACTGTAGGTTTGGTAGGTTCATGTCCGGAGTCGGGGTCTCAGAGTCTGCTACAAAGGCACTGATGGGCAATTTATCATACATTGCCGCATATTCTGGTAGATAGGTCTCAAAATAAAAAGCACGTCCAGGAATCGATTTAACCGATACCCAGACGCCCTTTACAAATTCACCATGTCCAATTTGATGGTCCGTTAGATATTCCTTACGGACCCATACTTCCTGTGATGGAAGATTTGCAATCAAACATGCCATGTGACGTGATATTAATTAATG